TATTTCAAAGTGGTCATCAAAAACCTCATCAATTATTGGTGGGGTTTTTTCTTTACGCTACAATAAAACTAAATTACCTTATTGATCGTGGCAGCTACTATAGACGCAACAATAAAAGGAGAAAATGCTAATAGTTATGTCACATTGACAGAAGCTAATGATTATTTTGATACTTCTCCAGATTCTTCTACTTGGACAAATAAAACAGACGATCAAAAGAAAAGATCATTAATATCTGCTGCTAGATGGATTGATACTTTAGTTTTTTATGGAGATAGATGTGATGATGGACAGGCATTAAAGTTTCCAAGAAATAATTATCAGGTGGATGGTGTTGAATTAGCTTGTTCTAAGATTCCTAATGGTATTAAATATGCACAATATGAATTAGCTAGGGCATTGGCAAATGATACTGATGCTATTACTGGTACAACTGGTAAAGATGGTAATTTTGAAGAAGTAAAGCTAGGAGATATACAGGTTAAATATAATACTGATAGTCAGGGAACTGGTTCTGTTAATAATATTTTAGATGTTTACCCATGGTTACAAAGTTATCTTGGAGCATATATGCTAGGTGGAGCAGGTAGTTTTCAAATGAGGGTAGTTAGAGGATAATGGCAGGTCAACTTGATTCATTATTAAAGAATGTAGCTAAACAGGTTGTAGCTGATCTTGGATCTTCTTTAGATTCTTCTATTGTTTATACAAAGAAAGCATCAGGAAGTTATAACACAGCTACAGGTGCATATTCTACAAGTGATACGACTTACAGTATTAAAGCTCCTGTTGAGTTTGTTATTTCTACTGAAGATGATGGTAGAGAAAGAAGAGAAGCAAAGGTTTATATAACACCTGATTTAATTGGAGATAATCAACCAGATTTTCAAGATGAAGTTACATTAACTTATGCTGGATCTACAAGAGTAGGACAGATAGTTAATATAGATACAAGACAGGGTGGACAGACTTATCTGTTTACTTTATTAGTGAGGTTCTGATGGCTAAATCAAATAATGTAGATAATATTGCTCCTGATTTAGAAGATCAATTAACAAAAGACTTAAATGCTTTTGTTAGAACTACTCTTGTTGGTTTATCAAGAGAAGAAGATTCTATTAGTCCTATTGATACTGGATTTTTTGCGTCAAGTTGGACAGTTGGTAGAACAAGACCTAGACCAAAAGATAAAAGAGAAGATTTTAATCCGTGGAAAAATATAAAAGCTACAAGAAAAGGAAACAAATCTCCTCAAGCAAAAGTTGAACCTAGATTTATAGATAAAATAAAATATAATTTTAAAATTTATGAGAAAATATATATTGGTAATACAACTAAATATGCTGCTTATGCTTTAGCTTCTCCTCGTCAAAAAATTAATTTATTTATTCAAAGTGATCTTAAAAACACAATAAATCAAATATTTAAAGATAAAAAGTCAAAAGTTCTTCTTGGTTCTGAGTCAGTTCAAGGAGGCAGAGGTATTGGACAATTTGCTGATCCGAATAGAAGTTTTGTTGGTTATAAAAATGTTTCTGATATAGCTAATCAATGACTTTAGTAAACACCAGAGCAGCTTTTGAAAAAGCAGTAACAGATGCAGTTGCAGCAGTAGATGCTACTGTCGAAATGGTTTATGACAACATGGTTTATAAAACACCAGGTAAGACTAAAAAATACATTATTATATCTGTTGATTTTGGACAAGCAACACAACAAACTCAAGGTGCTGCACAAGATTTTTATTCTGGTGTAATTAGGTGTAATATTTATGTTCCAAGAGGAAAAGGTACTTCTGTTTTATCTTCATTAGGAGAAGCTGTTATTGATGGGCTTACTTCTGTAAATGCTTCAAATTATACTGATACATTTAATTGTTCTCCAAGAGTGGCTGATATATCAGGCATTGTTCCTATTGATATAGATGACTCTTCACATTTTTTAGGCTTAATATCTTGTCAATTTACTGCCAACGCTTAGTATACTAATAATAGCTACATATTAACATGACAAGAGCAGTTGATCTTTTAAAGAACAAGTTTGGAGTTTCCCAACTTTATAAACATGATGTAATCAAAGATGATGAAGTTATTCTTTCTGTATATTGGCATCCATTAACTATCGCTGAAAGAGAATCAATAACAAAAAAATCAGATAGTAATGATCCAAATGATTTTGCACTAGCTCTTATGATTGAAAAATCATTAGATGAAGATGGCAAAAGAATTTTTCAAGATGGAGATAAGGCTTCATTAAGAAGAGAAGTTGAAGCAAATATATTACAGGAAATACAATTAGCCATGATTGAAGCTGGACAAACCAGAGGAGTTCAAGAGGCTAAAGCCGAATTGAAAAGCTAATAATGATTGGCAATTTATATTTTCATTAGCAAAAGAATTAGGAAAAACTGTTGCTGAACTTTCAGAAACTTTAACTGTTGAAGAGATGATGGGTTGGGCTGCATTTGCAGAAATAGAACATGAAGAATTTAAAAAACAACAAGAACAAGCACAAAGAAGTAGTGCTTTAAAAGGCAGAAAGAGGTAATATAGAGAAAATGTTTTGTTTTTTATAGCAAGTGGCTAATTATAGTGTTGATATTGCTATTGCTGTAAAAGGTGCTAGAGAGCTAAAGGCTGTTCGTGCTGAAACAACTGCTTTAACTAGAGAAATAAATAAATTAAATAAATTAGCTAATAAACAAAGTAAAACATTACCAAACTCTTTCAATACTTTAAATAAAGTTTTAGGTCAAGCAAAAGGTAACTTAAATAAAGTTGCTTTAGGTACAGAAAGATATTTTAGAGCTATTGGCGATGTAATTGATAAAGAAGAAAGATTAAATAAAGCATATAGAAAACAAAAAATAGATTTTAAAGTAATTCAACGATTAAAACAAAAAGGTTTACAGATTAATAAACAAAACATTCAATTAATAAGAAAAGAAATTTTATTAGAACAAAAGTTAGCAGCAAGTAAAAATAATACTTCTAAAGCAAATGTTAATAAAGGGAGATCGGGTACATTTGGTAGCACCGCTAGTAGTGCAATTATTGGTGGAGCTTTCCCTTTACTTTTTGGACAAACAGGTGCAGCAGCAGTTGGTGGTGGACTTGGTGGACTTGCTGGTGGAGCTATAGGTGGTCAATTTGGTTTTGCATTATCTATTCTTGGTACTGCAATAGGTTCTGCTATTGATAAAAATGATAAATTTAATCAATCATTAGCTGCCCTAAATGTTCGTTTTTCAGATGTAAGTGGTAGTGCTCAACTTACATCAAAAGATATAGACGCAGTTGCAAAACGCTTAAGAATAACAAAAGAAGAAGCGTTTGGTGTATTAGGAGCTTTTGCACAATTTGGCTCTGGAAGTATTGCTAAATCTTTAACAGAAATTTTTGGTTCAGATGCAGGAGCATTTAATAGTGTGGCTACTGCAAATAGACAGGCTCAATTAGCTAATCAAATTTTTGAAGCTAGAACAAAAATAGGTAATGAAGTCGCTACACAATTATTAAATCAAAATTTAATTACTGATAGTGCAACTATTGAATTAGCGTTAGCAGAGGCTAGAGCAAAAGCAGAAAATGATATTGCTGTAGCTCAAGCAAAACAAATAACATTTTTAGATAGGTTTAGAGATTTTGGCGAAGAGTTATTGTTCAGAGGTGGTGGCGATCCAACAAGATATGGAGAAGGTAGAGAAGAAAAATTACAAAAAGAATTTGAGGAAGGCAGAAATCAGAGAATGAAAGATTTTAAAGAAGCGTTAGAACAAGTAAGACAGATGCTTGGTCTTGTTAATGAGGCTAATAATCAATTTGGACAATCAGGAGCTTTAGCTTTTTCTGCTATTGAAGATAAAGTAAAAGATTTACAAGATGAAATGAAAAAATTAGCAAATCCAATATACATGGTTATGACGTTATCAGAAACAATGGCAAATTCGTTTGAAGAGTCATTTAAGGGAATTATAAAAGGAACAATGTCTGTATCAGATGCGTTTAGAAATATGCTGAATCGTATTGCAGATTATTTCTTAGATACTGCTGCAAGAATGATGGCTAATCAGTTACAGCAAAGTCTACTAGGTATGTTTAGCAATATGTTTAGTTTTGGAGGAGGTATTGCTCCTTCAAGAGGTGCAACGACTGGAGGTACAGATAAATTTGGAAGAGATTTTGATGATCCGATGTTTGGTATGCCTCGTGGCAGAGCAAATGGTGGAGCAGTAAAAGGTGGTAGTAGTTATTTAGTAGGAGAACGTGGGCCTGAGTTATTCAGCCCAGGTGTTTCTGGTATGATTACACCTAATGAAATGCTTGGAGGTTCAACAAATATCGTAGTAAACGTAGATGCTTCTGGTTCTTCTGTTGAAGGAGATGAAGAACAAGGTAGAGAACTTGGTCGTATGATTTCAGTTGCTATACAATCAGAATTAATTAAACAAAAACG